AAACGGTCACTTTACATTAATGGAAAATCTTATATAAGGGTTGAAAATTTAAGATTTGAAGCAACAACTTGTTGGGACCCTTGGCCAAGCCAATTATACTTACATGGAGTAGTAGTTCTTCGAGACTCTCAATCTTGCGAGATTCTCAATTGTGAGATTCATTTTGGAGGATGTTTGGGAATAAGTCTTAAAGGCTGTACTAACTGTACAATTAGGGGCAATGAACTTACATATATTGAAGTCCGTGCAATTAACATCGGCAGAGATTGTTCAAATATCACGGTATCTCATAACCATATTCACCACATTGCCAAGAAAGCCAAAATTAGAGATGGCGTTAGCACTGCAGACAAGGAAGGGATTGCTATATCTAGTTATGGTTCTGAGGGCTCTCAAGAGCCTCATAATATCACAATTGAGCACAATGTAATTCATGATGTTGGGTCTGATTTTGCAGATAAGAGCACGAGTTGCAAAGGGATTGTTGTATGCTCGGGAGGAGCTGACAGTGGGAATATAACTGATATTACAATCAGATACAATAAAGTTTATAACTGCGATGGTAGAGGGATTTCGCTTGAGAATGTGGATGGAGATATCGAAGTCTATTATAATGTTATCTTTAATAATGGAATAGGCAATAAGGAAAGTTCCTCTCGTTGGGGAGGATTGATAGTACATACTACTGATGAAGGAACAACTGCAAATATTAAAATATTTAACAATGTGATTTGGAAGAATGATGGTGGCCCAGGAACAGGTGAAAAGGCAAATGTTCGTCTTAGTGCATCAACAGATACTTCGCTAACTGTCTCGCTTAAAAACAACATAATAGGACTTTTTCAAAACTCTGAAGGCTATGATTTATGGTGTAGCTTTTGGGGAACAGGAACTCTTGACTTAGAATCAGATTACAATCTCTTTTACGAAGATTCGGGAGATAAAAACTGCATAAAATGGGGTAATAATGTCTATGACTTTGCTCATGTTCTTGGTGATGAGTCTGGCTATTGGTCTCATGACCACTCTCAAGATGCTCATTCTATTAGCTTAGACCCCTGTTTCGTTGACCCAGACAACGGAAACTTTTACCTCAAGGTTGGCTCTCCTTGCATAGACGCAGGGACAGATGTTGGTCTTAGTAGGGATTTCGACTATAATCCTGTTCCTTGGGGAGCAGGTGTTGACATTGGGGCATTTGAGCTGGTTAGAAGAATTACTGTGTTAAAGTTGTCTCACAATCCACTGGATTGCAGGGGCAAATGGACTGATCTTAGCCGCTCTGGTAATCATGGGACGCCTTATGGGGCAAGGCCATATATGATTATACCTAAAGTGATGGGTTTTCAATTTGAAGAAGGATACATAAGCGTACCTGATAGCCCAAGTTTAAATCCTACTGATGCAATTACAATTGCAGTGTGGGTAAAGCCAGGTTCTAAATCATTGGATTCTGCGAAACACAATATTATCCATAAACAAGGTGCATATTTTTTAAGGATATCAAATAGTAAAATCAACGTCCAACTTTGGAGAGGAGGAAATGTAATTAAGGCAGGCGGTGTTTCAGGAGAAACAATTTTGCAAGCAGATACGTTGTATTATATAACTTTTACGTTTGATGGCAACGACGTTAGAATATATTTAAATGGTATTTTAGATATGGTTCCTTATAATAGTGTAGGCTCAATAGATGAATCTTCAAAGAAACTATATATTGGATCATTTGGAGAGCAAGAATTATTTTACGGTTTAATTGCTGAGCCAGTTATTGCAAATACCGCTTGGTCACCCGACGAAGTCCGTGAAAACATGTATCGTTCACCAATTTACCGCAAGCTAAGAGGACTTCCAAGAAGTTTTGTATATATAAGGAGGAAACAATGAACAAAGAAGAAGTACTAGAACTGCTACGAGAAATAGAAAAATCAGACATAGCAAAAAGAGGCAGGGTAAGCATAGTTGACAACAGAAGGGAGACTAGTCATATCGTAGGCCGTGTTATCAGTGTATTGCTACCCGAACCAATTAGCCCAGAAGAAAGAGAGGAAATCTGGCAGGGACTTATTAGCCTAAGAGACTATGCAAAGCAGAAAGGTGCTTGGACAAAACTGATAGACTCACACAAGCAGACAATAGAAATACTCAGTCTGACAATCACTTATGACATAGCTCAGGGAATAAGAAGACTATCTTGACAAATCAAGCAAAGTAGCTTAACATAATATAAAGCCCACCAAAGAGAAATCCCACCAAGATAGAAAACAGGAAAAATCAAGAGGATACCAATGTGGCAGAAGACCCAAAAGAAGGGGCAGTAGCAGGGGATTCGCCCACCCCAGAGGGAGATGAAAGCCAGATACCAGAAGGCCAAGAATCTCTGTTACCTGATGAAGGCGGAGAGCCTGAGGGAGAAAAGCCAGAGTCTGATGTTGAGAAAAACTGGAAAGCCCTCAGGGAAAAAGTAGAGTTTTTGGAAAAGCAACTGCAAGAAAGGGACAGGTTACTCCAGCAGATGAATCAGCCTCAACCTCAACCTCAAACTCCAGCTCAGCCTCAGAACTACCTAGAAATGTATCTCCAGCAGCTACCACCTCTGCCAGACAACTTACCCTATGACGACGCTAGAGCCTATGCTGACGCAGTTAGGAGGCAGGCAGTTAGGGATGCTTTGATGCTTCAGACACAGGCAGTCCAGCCTGTTTTGCAACCATTAGCAGAGATGATGAACCGACTTGCTATTGCTTATAGTGAAATGAAAGCTCAGATTACTCATCCTGACTTTAAAGAGGTAGTTACAGATGAGATTTACAACGAGGTTAAGTCAAATCCAATGGTAGCTAACATGATTCTCAGTTCTCCTGATCCTGGAGAGACTTTATACAAGTATGCACGCATGAAGCAGCTAAGTAGTGAGGACGCAATAGAGAGGCTGAGAAAGCAGATTCAGGAAGAAACACTAAAGAAGATGACTGCTGAAAAAGGACATCAGCCTGTTAGGTCTGGAACACCAGGGCCTAGCCAGAGTATTACGGCTGAAATGATAGATAACATGTCAGATGAACAGTTAAGAGAATTTAAGAAGAAAAATCCAGATATTTACCAGAAATACCTTATGGGTGAGTTATAAAGGCTGTACGGAGGTTCGCCTCTCCAAAAGGAGTAGGCTAGAAGAAAGGAAATTGAAACTGAGGTAATAACAATGGCGGAGACGAGCTTTGGGACTAATGATGCCCTAACTGTTAAGCGTTGGGCAAAAGAGTTTGCCACAGAATACAGGGTAGAAAGTTTCTTTGAAAATAGTGGATTTATTGGTAGGTCTGCAAATAGTATAGTTCAGGAATTAACAGACTTAACCAGAGAGCCTGGAGATAAGATTACCTTCCCATTAGTCATGGCAATAGATCAAGCTCCAATTATGGACGATGACACAGTGCTAGGTAAAGAGGCTGCCCTTGTACACTACAGCTGCTCTGTGACAATCCACAAGAGGACATTTGCAGTAGCCATTGAGGGCGAAATGACTGAGAGAAGAGTTGCAATGGATCTGAGGGCACAGGCCAAAGACAGGCTTATCGTTAGAATGCGTGAAGACCTTGATGAGCAAATATTTGATGCTCTTTCTACTTCTCCCTCTACTAATCGTGTAAAGTATGCAGGTGACGCAAATTCTACTTCTACACTAGAGTCAACTGACTATCTAACTCTTGACTTAATCTCCAAAGTAAAGGCATTTGCTCGTGCTACTGCTGATCCCAAGCTAAGACCACTGAGGATTGGCGGTAAGGACAGGTATGTAATGATTATTCACGACCACTGCATGTACGACCTAAGGGTAAATGATTCTAAGTTCAGCCAGATATTCAGAGAATTAGGGCCTCGTGGGCAGTATGAGGACAACCCACTAATCAGAAACTGTGAGTTCATGTGGGATGATGTCCTTGTGTTCGTACATCCAAATGTTCCAGTAGCAACAAATTGGGGTTCTGGTTCTGACGTTTACGGTGCTACAAACTTGTTCTTAGGTGCTCAGGCAGCAGTTCTTGCCTATGGTGGCCGTAAATATAAAGCAGGCGGAAGGGGCCATATTGTATGGGCAGAACATGAGAAACCTTATGGTGTCGGGATTGGCTTTGCAGTCTCCGACATCAGGGGTGTAGCTAAGGCAACCTTTAACAACGAGGACTTAGGTGTCATCGCTGTAAGGACTGCACGTACCGCAATTACATAAAATAAGGAGGAGTCATGAGTGAAGAAGTAAAACAAGAAGTAGAGGCTAAGGAAGAAGAAAGGGGGCCAGAAATGGCCCCTAATGATATTACTTATATTGTTGATGACGCTGGCCATGTAAAGCGTAGAGACCCTGCGGAGGTTATCCAGTATTGTGGCAGGCTTAGAAAGGGACAGGTATTCTCCATTCCTGTCAGAGGCAGAGACGGGTTCAATCATGACATTGTCTTTGACCGTGTCTATGATGGTGAGCCAAACTGCGCTTGGGTACCTTGGCCTGAAATTAGGGCTAAATTGCTAATTAAAAGAGTGAGGCATCCAAGGAGTAAGTCTGGTTACTATTTGACCCTGAATCCTGATTTTAGGCTCATGCTGAGGCAGAAGCACCTGTTTGACCAGCATATTAGGATATTAAAGGATATCTGGAGAATGGAACACCGTGAACAAATTGAAGAGGAAAGGCTTAGTGAGATAATTGAAGCAGGGGCAGAAGTCTAGAAAGTAGAAAAATATAGCGGAGGCTAAAGGTGGCAACTATTACAAACTATACAGATAAAATCCCTGCTCCCTCTAGGACAGAAGAGGGCATGGGTATTATAGCAGTAAGGCTAGACTTCAGCGAAGTTCCAGCTAGTGCAAATGATGTAATTCAGGCAATTAATATCCCTGCTGATACCCTAGTTACAGAGATTATTGTCCATCAGGAAACAGCAGAGGGCGGAACTGCTACTATAGATGTTGGGGATGGCGATAATGCAGATGGGTGGCTAGATGGAGCAGACATTAACAGTTCTACTACGGATGCGGTTTACAGCTCGTTGAAACACGGAGGCACTGATGAGGCTTATGGGAAAAACGGCGGTAAGTGGTATGGAAGTGCGGATACCATTGATGTTGTGGCTAACAATAACCTAGACAACGCAGTAATTGACATTATAGTCAAGTATATCAAGAAGTCTTGGTCTTACAGGAACGTAGAATAAAATAAAAGACTTGCAGGCTAAAAACTAGGCCCTCTAAGTGTATATCTTGGAGGGCCTTTTTAATTAATATGGCAACAGCAGCAGATATCATAACAAGGGTAGGTTATAGGACCAGAAGGACAATAGACGAGGATTCTGACCCCTCTCAGGCAGAAGTCCTAGCTTGGATAGAGGAAACCTGCAACTTCATACAGGGGATATGTATAGAGCATGGCTCTGAGCTGGGCAGGGTAATAGGCAATCTTACACTCGTAAAGGGTGTTCAGGAATACGATGACCTAGCTTCTAGCCTCTGGGTACCTGCTGAGAAAGGCTGGATAAAAGAAAGTAACACTTATTACTATGTGAAGCGTGTAACTGAGGATGACCTAGTCCTTCTTCATGGAAATCCCACAGACCAGTCAAGACCTCAATTTTTCTATGTAACAGATGATAATAACATAGGCTTCATAGATATTCCAGATGATACCTATGATTTTTATCTCCCCTACTGGCCTAGGCACAGCATTACAGCAACAAATAATACGATCCCGTTTCGCAATATATTTAATGAAGTGATAATTGAGGCAGTTACCATCAGAGTGCTTAATCGTGACGAATACAATGTCCAGTTTGAGCAGGGTTGGCTTAACTGGCTATCTGATTTAGTAGTAAGAACTATAGAAAAGAGACGAGGATACTTTGAAAGGGTAGCTAGGAGGGACTTTTGATAAAGAGCCAGAAACATCTACCAGAAAGACAGCGCATATTCTCATTTAAAAACTTCTATCTTGGCTACTCTGAGCGTGTCTCTCCTACTTCTATTGGTGAGCATGGCCTGTATAATGCCCTAAACATTGATTTTATAATAAAAAATACAGACGAGGGCAAGATAATAGCTATAAGACCTAGGTATGGAACACAAAAAATATCAAGTGAGGCTATCAGCCCTGCACCTACTGCCGTTTACTACTATGAAAGTCAAGACCAATACATCTTAGCCAATAGCCAGAAACTTTACTACTTAGACTCAAATGGAAACCCTGTTGAGATAGGAGACATAGAAGGCACTCCCAAGTTTGTTGAGTTTAATGGAAGGCTTATTGTTTGCGATGGGGGAACAACCAAGGTTTGGGATGGAAGCACATTTGATAAGCTCAACGATTCTTGGGATGACATAGTGATAGGCACAGGAGACGGGACTGAGACAAACTTTACAGGCACTTTATCCCACACACCAATAGAACCTGGTACCTTGTATATCTACTACACAGCAGGCGGAGAAACAAAGACCATACAAGACGATGGAGAAGGCAACCTAACAGGAGATGTGGACGCAGGCGGCACAAACACAATAAACTATACCACAGGTGCTTATGATTTTACCTGCTCCTCTGCACCAGATAACGGCACAGACATAACCGCTGACTGGCAGGAAAGTGAGGCAGGGCCCAAATCCCAAGGTGGCGTGGTGAGAGGAGCAAGGCTTTATCTTTGGGGCGATTCAGATAACCCAAGCCGTCTCTACTGGTCTGACCAAGCTGTCTCTACCGACTCCCAGGCTCACAACAGGTGGTCTTCAAGCGCTAATGGCGGCTATGTGGATGTGAACCCAAGGGATGGCTCAGCCATAGTTGGTGCAGAGAATTTTTACAACGTCTTGGTAGTGGTGAAGGAAAACGGCATATACAAGGTGCTTAACTATCCTGAGGATAGTAATTTTGCAGTAGTAGCTGCCTTTGACTTTGGGGCAATCAGCAAAAATGCAGTTGCCTCAACAGGCTATGGTTTGGTTGTTCTTACAAAAGAGGGCTTGGTACACCTGTTCTCCACAGAGAAGTTTGGAGACATTGACAGGGCACTCCTTACCGATGACATAGACCTGAGCAACTTGCTTAACAGCAACAGCTATCTTGCCTACAACCCCATTTCAGGACAAATCTGGTTTACTGGCTATGACTCTGATGATTCTTCTTACAACGACTACTGCCATGTTGTTGATATGGAAACCAAGCTGCTAACTAAGTATAAGTTTGCCTTTACCCATAACTGCTATGGGGCTAAGACAGACAAGATGCTTATAGGTGGTAGCGATGGCCATTTATACGAGCTAAGCCGTGATTATGTGCATGACGGGGATGACAAGTTTGATATTATCATACAGAGCGGCTTTACTAACTGGAATATGCCGCTTTACAGGTTTCACAATAAAGAATACAGCGTAGAGCTATACAGTAAGAAAGGCTTTAGTTTTGATTTTTACCTCTATAAGGACAATGAGTTTGCCACGCCTACTGTAAGTGAGACAGGAATTAGCACAGGAATTGGAGACGAAACGGTGGGAGAGGCAGACGAGGCGGTAGGAGATGCAACAATTACGATGAAAGGAGAAGGACTAAGTAAGTGGAGAGTATTTAACTATAACAAGGTAATGTTTAAGATAGACAATTTTGATGGTCTTGGTATGTGGGAACTGCACAGAGTAGATTTAACCTCAGCAATACTAGGAGGCATACATGGCTAAGCAGACAATACAAAGCACAGACACAGTTAAGAACGCACTGCTAAACAAGGTAAACGATAACTTTGATGAGCTTTATGAGACAAAGGAAGAAGTGGAGACTGCAAGATATGGCAAAGATACATTGGCAGAGTTCTT